AGTGCTATAGCACGGATCGTTGGGCGAGGTAAACTATCGCGCGATGCAGGACATCGGTGTCGTTCTTGGCGAAACCAATAAGCAAGTTACAGTCATGGCACAAGATGCCACGTACGTTGAGACTATCGTGGCAATGATCTACAACGGGCTTGGCGGGATTGCGTTTATCAGGTGAACCGATTTTAAGGTCTCGGCTGCATATGGCGCACTTATGGTCTTGCGACTCTAGTATTTCCATGAATCGCTCAAAACGAATGCGGTACCGCACCCACAAGTTTGCACGAAACTTACGCAGCTTCTTCGGGCACTGATCGTCCATGCAAGCCCCTCAGCCCACTTGGGCTAGGGTTATACACTGTTTTATTCTATTTGGAAATACGGGTTTGGGAACGGGGGCCGGCGTGGAGAAAGCACCGACCCCCGTTCGGTCGTAAAGCTGGGTGAGCGAGGCCCCGCCTTACGGCTCAACTGCGTCGGAAAGGAGACAACGCAGGAGCGGATGCGATAGTCTACTACAGTTATTCGGGCTACACAACACCCCGGATGTTACGGCGCAGAGACCCCTTAAACGCGCCAGTCATCGAATAGCCGTGCATAGCGGTGGCAACGTCGGTAGCCAAGCACAGGCACACGGCGTCCGCCTTGTCCGGCGACCCAAGGCCGCGCTTCTTCATGGCCTCTTTGCTCTCGACCTGCATCTTACCCGACGACGTAAAGGTATATCGCGGCGCTGCCAGTTCCGCGAACAACTGTTCGTCTTTCGGAATCTTCACGTCGCGGTTGGCCAGCCAGGCTTTGCACTTGAACCAGAGTTCGGCCCTGAGATTAGCGTAAGTGCCTTTCATCGCAGGACTTTCTGCGACGTTGATACCCCGCGCCGGCAGGCCCAGTTCGCGCAGACGGTCAAGCACACCCGCGCCTAGCCCGATGGAGTCAACCAGAATCTCGACTGGCTGGCGGCTGGGCGGCAGCGCCTCATACTCGGCCACGACTGCGCCAGTAAGCTGCATCAAGTCGAGGCCCTTCCAGGTTTGCACTTCGTCGATCACCGGGCCGCGGCGCTTGGCAAGGGCGCTGGCGTCACTGCCCATACGCGCAACGTCGAGGCCCCACACAGCGGTCGCGTTCTCGTCGATCTTGATCTCGCGGTTCATGGCGCTGTCGATCAGTTCGACTGGAATGACGGTATCTTCTTCACGCGGCGGGAAGTTGCCGAGAACGCGGACGTGGTAGGCTGGGCTGTCTTCGCCGTAGCGCAGTTTCATTTCATTGACGAACGCCTCACTAACGCGGGGACTGTCAACGCAGGAAACATGGAACGTCTTCCACTCGCCCTTCAGGCGGTTGTGGGTGTCATAAAATAGGCCGGTATTTCGGGTCGGGTTCCCAAGCAGGAGAGTGGTCGCGCTGTGGCCAGACATAGAACCAGAAGCCGCTTCGAAAACAGACTCAGGGATACCTGATGCCTCGTCTGCCACCAGTAGAACGTTGTCGGCGTGGATACCCTGTAGGGCTTCAGGCGTCTCGGCGCGGGAGGTTCTGGCAGAGATGAACGCTTCGCTAGGCGCAGCTTTAAGTTCGATACGATCACTCTTCACCTCGATAAGTGTCTTGAGGATGTCCGGCAGTTCATTCACCCACCGCTTCAGTTCCGCGAACATGGCGTCGAACAACTGAGCCGATGTCGGCGCTGTGACGACCACCTTTACCGGATAGCGCGTGAGGAAGTAGTGAAGCATCGCCCAGGACGCTGCTGTGGACTTGCCGACCCCGTGGCCTGACCGCACGGAGATACGGCGGTGTCCGGCGCTGATGGCCTTCAGAAACTCGATCTGCCACGGGTCCGGCGTCGTGCGCAGAATGTCCCGCACAAAGCCCACTGGGTCGTCGCGATACTTCTTCAGAAATGCCAGAAAGAAGTTCGGCTCGGCCTTCGTGTTTTGGGCCATCAGGTTGGCGGCTTCCTTCGCGGCCTTTGCGGCTCTGGTCGGCGTGGCCTTCGTAGTGGTCTTGGTCTTAGGCGCGCTCACGCGTGGTCTCCTTGAAGAATGCGGCGGATCGTGACGTGGCTGACATATCGACCGTGCTTCTTCTGAATAATCGCTTCGATGTTACGGAAGCTGTAACCCTTAAGGCGTGCCACCTTCATCGTCGTAATGCAATCCTGCTCTTCCGCGTTAGGCACCAAGCGCGAGTTACGGCCAGAGCCGACGACATCGTAACCAAATGGCGCATTGCCACCGAGATGCCCGCCAGCGTTCTTCTTGGCCTTGCGTCCGGCAAGCGTGCGTTCCTTAATACGGCGGCGCTCCTCACCGCTGAAGACTGCCATAAGCTCAATCATGAATAGGCCGTGGGGGTTATGTGGGTCCATAACGTTGCCATAGCCATTGATGATGAGGTTGATGCCGGCGTCCTTCCAGTCTCCGATTACGTTGAGGGCATCGCGGGCATCGCGGAACATACGGTCGAGCTTCGAGATGATGACCGTATCTCCTTCGCGCAGGAAGGCCAGCTTGCATCCTTCCGGCCGCTGGAACAGGGACACGCCGCCCGACACGCCCTCTTCGCGGTAGATGTGAGTGAGGGTCAGATCGTGCGTCATGGCGATCCCCTCTATCTGGCGTGCTTGATCGTCGAGGCTCGTATTCTGTACCTGGTCTTCTGTCGAGACGCGCGTGTAACCGTAAACTGCCATTTTTCCGCTCCGTTGTTTGATAAGCCGAGTGTGTAGCAAACGGCTTAACACTATTCAAGCCATAAATCATAAAATTTTTCTGAGCAGCACGTTCATGTTTGGGGCGAGTTTCCTGAACAAATCGGTGTCTGTCAGGTTATACGCACGCCACCCCCCGCGACAGGCGGGGGCCGGGGGGGGTAAATTTGCAATACGCGCGGGCGCCCAGGCGCGCACAGATAAGAAATCTTTTGATTTCCAACACTTTGCTAGGTCGATTGCTTGTTAAGCCGGTAAAACGGTTTGGCAAACGGGTTCAGAGACGCGCAACGGGCAAGGCTTGGCCTGGTGCACTTCCACCGCGCTAAACTTGAAAACCAGGCATTCGTCGGTCGGTATTATCTTTTGTTTTCAATGTCCCATGTCGTTCGTCGATTATCAATTGGCATGGTGCAATGCTTGCCCCTACTGTTCAGGCATCGAAACGAAAGGAAGACACAATGTCCGATATGATTAGCAAGAAAGACGCAGAATCGCTGGCCGTGTTTTATCAAGCGTTCCACGAACGAGACGCAGACGATCATCGCGGCATGATTGTTTGGGGCGGTGGTTTGCTGGAGCTACAGGATAGGACCGGCATTGAGTTAGTATACACGAACGACCTGCGCGCGATGATCGATCGCGCTCGTCGCAAGCTCTATCCGGAAATAGCGGCGTGAAAGGAATCCTAATGCGCAAAGCACTAGCCCTTCTTGCCCTGCTGGCCGCTGTCATTCTGATCTGGCCTAGCACTGATTGCAGCAACCTAACCGAAACCGAATGCGAACGCGCCGAGCTTATCGCCGCCAGCGCCATTGATTGAAAGGGAAGACTATGAAGATTGCAGACAACCACCTCGCTGTTATTCGCAACATGGGCGCGGATTATCTGGCCAAACATGGCTATACCTTTGCGGACGTTAAACTTGGCCGGGACGCATGGAACGTCCTGCACCAGAGCGGTGCTTACCGCGCAATTGGCGAGGACTTTGTAGGCGGCTATCCCGACTACAAAGACGCGCATTTCCAGACGGCCCTTAAGGCAATCATGCCTAACGTCATCTTCCGCGATACGGCTCGGTATTGAGCGCCCGCCCTCACTGGCCTGCTTGTCGCTAGGCAGGCCAGCACTGGCAGACGCCAAATTGGAAAGGAAAGAGCAATGACTGACCTGATTAACATTGACCGCAAGTTCCCCGAATGCACCGCCATTGACACCGACGTTTGGCTGGGGCGAGTGCTAGGCAAGCCTATTGCGTTTGAATGCGACGGGCGGTGGTTGTCCGAACAGAACAGTAGAATTCTGGAATTCATTGAAAGCGCCGAACCTGGCACAGACTACCGCGCCACGGACATTGGCAACGTATATAACGACGAGAATGACTTTAGCAGCGTGTTTCAGTGGCAAGTGTTCTATCCCGCCGACGCTGGCGATGATTGGTTATACGCCGACGACGTATACGTTGCGGTGGAGCAGCACCTGGGCGGGGACGTGCGTGGGAATTATGGCGCGGTTCGGCTCTATCGTGCCGACTCTCTCGCTGGTTCCGGTTTCCTCGATTGGTGCCTGGGCTGGAATGTGAACTACGCAAGCGGCGATGAAGTGCCAGAAAACGACCACTTCTCTGTTAGCTATGCCCCGCACCCGTTCTCTGAAGTGCAACGGCACCTGAAGGGAGGGTGGAGCGCCAAAATTCACTGGAGCGATAAGCGCCAGTGCTTTGTCTCCACCTATCACGACGGGCGTTTCGTGGAACTGCGCCCTAACCTCTACGTATAGCGGGGACAACATGGCCGACATGAGAGAGAACTATAACGCAACAGAGGGCGAACGCTTGCACCGCTTGTCGATGATAACCGGCAGCAATGCGCTTCGCGAAGCAATCAAGAGAGAGCATCCGCGAATCTTTGCGGTGCTTACAAAAGGAGAGAAAGCATGATTATCGGCGGGAAAGATCGCTGCGACTATCGCACGCTTGGCACAAAAGCCTTGATCGAAGAGGCGCAATACAATCCGAACGCAGAGCTTTGTATCGCAATCGGGGAGCGTTTGGCTGGCCTGTATTTCAGCATCAAGGGCCAGGACAACGAGCTTCAAGAGCTTCGCGACCGCTTGGCGCTGGCGACTAGCGCGGCGGTGTCAATGCGCGCTGAGATTGAGTCCTATAAGGAGCCTCGCAATGGATAAACAGAAAGCACAAGCGGACAAGATTTGCATGGATGCGGCCAGCATCTTCCGTGCGATGGACGCCCTCAGGCAGCAACAGCGAGAGCTTGACGCAAAGCTTGTGCAGCAGATCGCGGCCTATCGAGACGTAGTTAAGGTCTACGGCTGGAGCCGCGACCATATGCGCCAGGCTTGCCAAGCGCGGGGGCTGCTGCTGTGACGCCGGAACGTTTTAAGGAAATGCGCGAAGAGCTGGGGTGGACGCAATCCGCCCTAGCCTCGGCGCTTGGCGTTAGTCTTCGCTCGATCAAATACTACGAGGCGGGTAAGGTGCCGGTTTCCCGGCCCGTTGCCCTGCTGCTGGAGTCTGTTCATGGAGTGGCCCATGCTCAAGGATAAGCCGCTGCTGCTGACGATCCTCTACTGGGTTCTCGCAATCACTCTCTGGCTGCTGTGGGCAGAGCTATGAGCCACGCCCGCGATGCAAAGCTAACCGCCGTTGTATACCTCGGCCTCTGGCTGGTATACCTCGGCTCCTATCTAACAAGGTGAAACATGGCAGGACATATCAAGCGGCGGACAATCGCCAGTAACCTCGACAAGATCGGTGAGCAGACGCTTCTAGAGAAAGTGGCAAGCGGCATGACGATGGCCGGCCTCGCCCGTGAACTTCGTATCTCGAACCTCTCGCTCTATCACTGGATCAAGAAAGATCCGGATCGCAAGGAGCGGTTCGACCAGGCGCGGGCAATTGCGGCCGATCAGTGGGCAGACGAATGCCTAGACATTGCAGACCAGACCGACAACCTCAACGCCCAAGCGGACAGGCTAAAGATCGAAACCCGCAAGTGGCTGGCCGGGGTGACCAATCCCGACAAATACAAATCAGCACCCACGCAAGCGAACGTGCAGGTAAATGTTAACCAGCTACACCTCGACGCCCTGCGACAGCTAAACCTCGGCCACCAGGAACAGACCCCGGTGATCGACATTACCCCCACGCCCATCAAGCAAGTGTCCTCATCCAACCTCGATGCAGACGACTTGCCTGATCCCTTTGGCGACGAATGAAGTCTCTCCTCGTCGGCGCACCTTTATCCGGCTTCGTGCATGGTTTGACGGCCTCCGTGCATGGTTCGTGCAGGGTTTGGTGCACGGAAGAATGGCGGAAAACCGACGATGTGCACGGAGTGCATGGTTTATCTGAGTTAACAGATTTCATGGTAAGTTAAGCTGTATTTAAAGATATACCAGGTTAACAAATATACATGGGGAACCCAATGCGCGTTCAAACCGTGCACTCCGTGCCCCACCCGCAGAAATCCTCACTTTTTCCGTGCACCAAACCGTGCACCAACCGTGCACCAACCGTGCCCGAACCGTGCACCAACAAAAAAAGAGGGCCGCTCGGCCCTCTTTCTCTATTCACACACCGCCGACCTCGGTTATCAATCGGTCGAGATACCACCTGGCCTTCTTTAAGTCCTGCTCCGGCTTGCCCTTGTAGCGATAGCGCCAGAGATATTTCATGCAGTTCGCTTTTAGGTGGCCTTCGAACTCTTCGCGGCTCATTGAAGCCTTAATTGCCTCGATGGCCTCGATGCCCCCTTGGTTATAATGGGCCGGTCTATCTACCGGGCTATTCTCCGCGCAAGTTTCATAGCAAACCATCGCGGTATCTTTATCCTCGTATCCGGTGTGGCAAACCGCGCATACATATGGAGCATACTTAGCCATACTCAATCGTCC